TAGTACATCAAACAGCAGATGAGTTTGAGGTAGGGCTTGGTACAGTATCAGATTCTTCTCCCGACACACTATCAAGAACTACAATCATCAGCAGTTCTAATTCTGACTCAGCAGTAAACTTTTCCGCAGGAACTAAAGATGTATTTTGCACATTACCTGCAAGTAAAGCTGTATTTGAGGATGCTTCTGACAATATAGCATTAGGTGCTGCACCAACTGTTAGTAATGCTTCTGGAGATTTAACCTTAGATGTAGTTGGAAGCATTAATTTAGATGCTGATAATAATGCAGAAGTTTCATTTAGAGATGCAGGAACAGAAATAGGTAAAGTTTTTAATAGTTCTAGTGATTTTGCTTTTGAAGCAGGTGTACAAGATAAGGACATACTTTTTAGGGGTAATGATGGTGGCGGAGCAATAACTGCCCTTACTCTTGATATGTCAGATGCAGGAAGAGCTATGTTTAATGGTGGTATTGATGTTGGTGGCTCTGCGATTACAAAAACAGGAGACTTAACTATAGATGTTTCTGGAGATATTCTTCTTGATGCAGATGGAGAAAACATAAAATTTCTTGACGGTGGTACAGAACGAGGTCAAATAGATTTGGGTTCTGCAAACTTTACACTTCGTGCTTCTACGTCAGACAAAGACATGATATTTAGAGTTAATGACGGTGGGAGTGAAATAGTAGCTTTAACTATAGATGCTTCTGAAGAAGGAGATGCAACTTTTAATAACAATATTAAATTTGGAGATAATGGAAAAGCTCTGTTTGGTGAAGGTTTAGATTTAGCTTTATTTAGTGATGGTACAGATAGCCACATAGAGTCTGGTGGTAATTTAGATTTAGACGTGACAGGAAATATTACTCTTGATGCAAATGGTGGTATCATATCTTTACAAGATAATGGTGTAGAAACAGGTCAGCTAAAACCAGATAGTGCAGGTTTAGTCCTTCAAGCTGTAGGTTCTGATTTAGACATTTTCTTTTCAGGAGATGATGGGGGTTCAGCAATTACAGCAGTTAGAATAGATATGTCAGATGCTGGTCATTTAATTTGTAATGGTAATATCACAGCTTTTGGAAGCACGTCAGATATAAAATTAAAAGAAAATATTGAAGTCATCCCTGATGCTCTTAATAAAGTAAAACAATTAAAGGGAGTCACTTTTAATTACAAAAAAGACGGTGAAGTTAGTACAGGACTCATAGCACAAGATTTAGAAAAAGTTTTACCAGAAGCAGTTTATGAAGCTTCTGCTGTAGATGATGATGAGGATAAACACTTAGCTATTCGTTATGGCAATACAGTAGGTTTGTTAGTAGAAGCTATTAAAGAATTAGAAGCAAGAGTAAAAGAATTAGAGGGTAAATAATGGAATTTATATTTATACCTTTATTAGCTTGTATAGTAATTATGATAGGAGAACTTTCTAATCCCAGAGGTATGAATATTTTTTGGTACAAGGTTAATACTATAAGAAAATATTATTTCAAAGAATTAACGCAATACGACTCAGGAAATAATAAAGGGAATGGTAAACATTCTAGGAATAAATAATGGCTACTCCAAGTTCAGGTGCTATAAGTTTAAATGATATGCACGTAGAAGCAGGTGGTAGTTCTAGCACAACCTGTAGTATAAATGATTCTGATATAAGATTAATTGCAAATAAAAGTTCAGGGGCAACAGCTTCTTGGAATGAGTATTATGATCGTGCAGCAGATTTTACTACAGTTGTGACTGTAGGCGGATCGAATGTCACTGTATCAGGTCAATACTCTTCGACTATTACTAGGTTTAGAGGATATGCGAATAGTTCGCCTTCTGGTGTAAGCAATATAGGGAGTTTAAGCGTAGCTAAAGATGCAGATTATTTTTCTAATAACGATTTTATAGATTTATTCGTTAGTGGAGTACAAGGTTCTGTTTCTAGTAATGTAAGAGTTAGAGTTGATGCATTAAATGTACCTAATACCGATGCTTCTTTTAAAAGTGTTATAATAGGTTCATCTACTTTTAATAGAACTGACGCTACCTATGAAACAAGTAGTGGGAGAAGCCAATGGTTTTGGGGACAAACTGCTGCTCCACCTACTGATGATACATCTGCTTATCCTCCTTTTGCTTCTACAGGGTCCACCACTACAGTAGTTTTTCGTAGGTCACGATGAGTGAAATTAAATTACAAAAATCAATGACAGCAGAGGTTGGCACTAATCCTGATGTAGACCACGAAGACAAACCTTTCAATAAACTCACTTTAAATTTAACCCATCCTGTTAGTAAAGAAAATGTTTATATGGAGTACAGTAAATCAGATAGTCAAAATGTGATAATACAAAAAGAAAACGAAGTTTATATTGAAGAAGAAAATGTTAAATATTTAAAAAACCTTTGGGAAGCACATGAATATAGTTTTTTCTTAGAAACATCAACATTAGTACAGGCAAGTGAAGGAGATTTAGGGGAAGGCATTGAAGAAGATTTTACTGTCCCTAAAAGCACAAAAACTTATGATGAAGTTTATGTAAACAAAAAATTAGTTAGAACTGATTACAATATAGGACTACATCAAGCTAAACCACTTATAGAAGAAGTAGAAAAAGTATTTGGTAAAGACCAAGAATGGAAAGGCAATAGATTTAATATTATTGGTACTTATACAGCTCATGAAGACGCTCCTTTAAGACCTCCTTATACCCATGAAAAAACTTACAGTTGGTATAATGTTTATAATTTACCTTCACAAGAATTATTAGATGAATTTAAAGTGCCTGATGTTGGATATAAATACCATGTTTGGCACTCTATAAAATACAATACAGTGACAGGTAAAAAACAATTAAAACTTGTTATTGAAAATAATGAACATACAAGTAATTATCAAAAACACCCTGATACTTTTATACCTAGACCAGAAGTTCCTGTGTACTCTCCAAAATATCGTTCTTTCTTTTTTGCTAAAATTTTTAATCAAGATGGTACAGAAGCAGATGAGTATGATGTTTTCTTTGTGACCACAAAAGAAATTATGAAAGATTTTTGTAAAGAAAAAGGTTTAGACTTTCCTATGCCAGAAACTAGGGAAGATGATTTTGTCTGGATATATGGTTTAGTGTATGACAAAAATACTTTAGAAATTAAACAAGTTAAGGGGTATGTTCGTTATCCTACAGAGGAAGGTGAATGGCTATAAAATTAAATACAAAAGAAATAGATAAAAAATTCTGTAAAAAAATAGAAGAAGAAAAGAAATTACGCAAAGAATTTAGAAAAAAATTTCATAATTAATTATGTTTGGTATAAGTGCATTTTCAGAAGCCCCATTTTCAGCATTAGCTGTAAGTGACTCTGCCAATGTAAATGTAAATATCACAGGACAAGCTGGTACTGGAGCTGTAGGTACTCTTACTTTCATAGGTAAGGCAAACATAACACCTGCCTCTCAAGTAGGAACTTCAGCTTTAGGCACTATTACAATAGATGCTGAAGCTAACTTAACTTTATCAGGTTTAGCCAGTACAAGTGCACTAGGCACAACTTCACAAGTAGGTGAAGCAAATCAAACTTTGACTGGGCAAACTGGTACTTCTGGCTCACCGACAGCAGGAGTAAACGCTCAGGCGATAGCTTCTCTTCCTGGAGTATCAGGTAGTGTTGGTTCTGTAAGCGTAAGCACAAACGCAGATGCTAATGTTAGCGTCTCAGGTCAAACTAGTACATCAGCAGTTGGCTCACTTTCTTTTATAGGTAAGGCAAATATAACTCCTTCTAGCCAAGTAGGTACAGGTGCAGTAGGCTCAATAACTTCAGACGCAGAAGCTAATGTAAGTGTAAGTGGTCAAACGAGTACATCAGCTTTAGGTACACCTTCAATAACAGCTAAAGCCAATGTGTCTGTAGCAGGACAAACTTTACAAGCTACTTTAAATAATCCTAGCACAACAACACAGAATAAAGTTAGTATTTCTGGTGTATCTAGCACAGCATCACTGGGCTCTTTATCGTTTATTGCTAAAGCGAATGTGATTCCTATAGGACAAGTAGGAACAACAGGTGAACCAAAAATACTGGTTTGGGGTCTGGTAGATGATAGTCAAACACCTAATTATAATGGTGTAGATGATAATCAAACACCTAATTATAGTAATGTGGGCGACAGTCAAACACCTAACTACAGTAGTGTAAATGATAGTCAAACACCTAACTACAGTAATGTAAGTGATAGTCAAACACCTAATTGGGAAGAAGTAGCTTAATTCTGTTAATTAAATTATAATTTTACAATGGCAAGTACATACGTTAATAATCTTAGATTAAATGAGATGGGTACTGGAGACCAATCTGGTACATGGGGAACAGTCACTAACACTAATTTAGAGCTGATAGGAGAAGCATTAGGTTATGGTACAGAAGCCATAGTCACTAATGCAGATACTCATTTATCAACAGTAGCAGACGGTGCAACCGATCAAGCAAGAGCCATGTATGTTAAATACACTGGTGCTCTAGATTCTACCTGCACAGTCACCATAGCACCAAACACCATGAAAAGAGTACAGATTATTGAAAATGCTACTTCTGGCTCCCAATCAATTATAGTTAAACAAGGGTCAGGGGCAACAGTCACTGTGCCTAACGGTACTACTAAAATTTGTGTTTTAGACGGTGCTGGTTCTGGCGCAGCAGTGATAGATGGCTTACAAAATTTAAGTATAAGTGGCGATTTAACCATCGGTGGTGACGATTTAAAAATGGCTACTAATACAAGTGGTCATATATTAGTTGCAGACGGTACGAATTATAACCCTGTGGCTGTAAGTGGAGATGTGACTATAGCGAGTAGTGGTGCAATCACTATAGCAAATGATGCTGTAGAACAAGCTATGATTGCTGATGACGCAGTAGGTGCCGATCAATTAGCTAGTAATGCAGTTGTAAACGCAAGTATCGCATCTGGTGCAGCGATAGCTTTTAGTAAAATGGAAAATTTAACTATCAATAGAGCTGTAACTACAGACAGTAATGGAGATATACAAGTAAGTAATATTACATCAGATGAAATAAATTATTTAGACGGTGTTAGTTCTAATATACAAGGACAATTGAATGACAAATTAAATGCAGCTTTGCCTAATGATGCTTGGATTAGTTCTGCTGATGGTAGGAATAGACTTTATTTTACTTCAAACGCTAATACTGTAATGAAGTTTGATACTCAATGGCGAGTTGATAATAATTCTGGCTCTACTATGTTGACTTGTGATACCAGTGGTAATTTTACAGCTACAGGTAATGTAGGTGCATATTCTGATGTGGCACTTAAAGAAGATATTTACCAAATTGAAAATGCTCTAGATAAAGTAAAAAAATTAAGAGGTGTACACTTCACTAAAAAATCAAACAAGTCAAAAGAAATAGGAGTAGTAGCTAACGAAGTAGAGAAAGTGGTGCCAGAGTTAGTAGATGAACATGAAGACAAAGAACTAGGCACAATAAAGACTATGAAATACGCTAATACAGTTGGCTTACTTATAGAGGCAGTAAAAGACTTGAGTAAACAAGTAGAGGAATTAAAAAATGAGTGATATTCCAACTAGTGGAAATATAACTTTAAATCAAATGCATACCGAAGCAGGTGGTAGTAGTGGTACAGCTTGTACTTTAAATGACTCTGATATCAGGGGATTGATAGGTAAAAGTTCAGGTGTTTCAATGTTTTTTAACGAATGGTATGGTGCAGCTGCAGAATTTCAAATTACTTTTACTCCTGGAGTCTGGACTATTTCATTAGGTCCTGGAGCTTCTCAAGTAAGAGCCACTGGGGTTGATGTTTTTAATGGTGTACAGTATGGAAGTTTTTCGACTGCTACTAGTCAAGCTAGTTTTTTTGGTGGTAATTCTGTTTCAAGTCTTTGGAATAGACACCACAACTTAACAGGTGCGGGAATTTTTTACCTAGAAGTATCGGGTTCTATTTCAAATTCTGATAGTGCTGCCTTCGGTACAATAAATGTTAATGGATCAAGTTTAAGTAGATCTGCAGCAAGCCACTCTCAATCTGGTGGTATAACTACATGGTCTTGGACTTTTTCACAAGGAGGAGGAACTACAAGCAATATTTACCCTATCTATAAGGATTCTTATCCTACTAGTACGGTGACTTTTACAAAATGAGGTAATTATGGAATTTATATTTTGGACAGTTTTAATTTTAATCCTAGGAAAATTTTTACTTAAAGCTATGGCTCCCTACACAAACAGAGCACTAGACAATAAATTAAAAGAATACTGGGAAAATTTAAAAAGTTATTTTTAAAATGGCAACTAGAACGACAGTCGCAGAAGTAGATAAAAGGTTAAGTGCTCATGAAGCACGATGTGACCAACGTTGGAAAGAAAACTACCGACGTTTAGATTCAATTGAGAACGGTATTTCTTCAATTAATAGAACTATTAGGAATGGCTTAATATTTATTGTGACTATTTCTATAACTATTATTGGATTTTTAGTAAAATTCTTATTGTTTTAGGGGAACAAAAATGAAGTTCTCCTCAGAGACTAAATTATCAAAACATTTTAGATTAAGAGAACTTGAAAAATCTCAAGTTGCTTTGCGTAATGATATTGATAATACAGTTCAAGACGAAACAATATTTAATAATTTAAAATCTCTTTGTGGAGAAATACTTGAACCCATACGAAATAATTTCGGCAAACCTTTTAGTCCTAATTCTGGCTATCGCTGTTTGGAGCTCAATAGAAAACTTGGCTCTCGTGACACTAGCCAACACACTCTAGGTCAAGCCGTAGACATAGAACTTCCTGGAATAGATAACGAGGAGCTCTTACATTACATTAAAGAAAAACTTGACTACGATCAAATTATTCTCGAATATTATGACGGTGTAGATCCACACAGTGGTTGGGTACATGTAAGTTATGTATCCCCAGAAGAAAATAGAAGAAATAGTTTTTCTTACGACGGTAAAACATATAGAGTTATAGAATGACAAAACTTACTACTATACAATTTAGACCTGGGATTAACAGAGAAAATACAAATTACTCTAATGAAAATGGTTGGTTTGATGGAAACTTAATTAGGTTTGCTAAAGGTCTACCTGAAAAAATAGGTGGTTGGAGAAAAGATAACAGTAATGCTTTTGCAGGCAAATGTAGGGCTTTACATGGATGGACAAATTTAGTAGGAACTAAATTTCTAGGTTTAGGTACAACTGTAAAATACTACATAGAACAAGGTGGTGAGTTTTATGATGTTACACCTTTAAGACAAACAACTGCTGCAGGAGATGTCACTTTTGCTGCGAGTAATGGATCTAGTACAATAACTGCTACGGACACCAATCATGGATTATCTGCAGGAGACTATGTAAATTTTAGTGGTGCAGCTAGTCTAGGTGGTTTAGTGACTGCCGATGTTTTAAACCAAGAAGGTGCTTCACTTAATCAATCTGGTTTTGTTGTAGATTCTGTGACAGATGTCAACACTTATACATTTACCGTTCCTGTGACAGCAAATGCTTCAGATAGTGGTAATGGTGGAAGTAGTGTGATAGGTTATTATCAATTACAAATAGGTCTTGATGCTTTTGTATCTGGTACAGGTTGGGGGGCAGGAACTTGGGGAGAAAGCACTTGGGGAAGCACAAGCCCTTTAGCTTTTGGTAATCAATTAAGATTATGGTCTCATGATAATTTTGGTGAAGATTTAATAATGAATCCAAGAAATGGTCCAATTTTTTATTGGGACAGTTCTGCAGGAGTAGAGTGGGCAACTAACGCATCAAATAATAGAGGTGTAAATTTAGTAGATTTAGCAGGATCCAACTTAGCTCCAACTGTTGGTTTAATAACTCTAGTTTCTCAAGTAGATAGACATGCTATCGTTATGGGTGCTGACCCTTTAAATGCTGCAGGTACAACAAGAACAGGAGTACAAGATCCACTTTTTATAGCATTTTGTGACCAAGAAAATATATTAGAGTGGGAACCTAAAAGTACCAATACTGCTGGTTCTTTAACTTTATCAGAGGGAAGTATAATTGTTGGTGCTCAAAAATCTAGGCAAGAGATATTAGTTTGGACAGACACTGCTTTATACAGTATGCAGTTTGTTGGTCCACCTTTTACATTCGGTATAAATCTAATAAATAAAGAAACAGGTTTGATTGGACCTAATGCAGCAAAAGTCACCTCTAAAGGTGTTTTTTGGATGGCTATTGATAATTTTTATGTGTATACAGGAACAGTACAAAAGATACCTTGTTCTGTTCTAGGCTATGTATTTGATGATTTGAATATTTCAGAAGCGTATAAATTCCATGCTTTTTTAAATGAAGAGTTTGATGAAGTGGGTTGGTTTTACACTTCTGATGGTGGTAGTGAAATAGATAGATATGTTTCTTACAACTACGCTAATAATGCATGGGCTTATGGTCAATTAAGCAGAACAGCTTGGTTAGATGCAGGCACAGAGCCATACCCTAGAGCTACTGGTGGCAATTATTTATACGAACATGAATTTGGTTATGATGATGACGGTAATCCTATGACTAATGTTTTTATAGAAAGTTCTGATATGGACATGGAAGATGGGGATCAATTTAGTTTTGTTAGCAAACTTATACCAGACGTTAGATTTTTAAATAACGCAGGTGGTGGACAAATAAATTTTGTGTTAAAAACTCGTGATGCTCCAGGAACAACTTTAAGTACAAATAGTACAAATGTAATAACTGGTGATACAGCTAAAGTAGATTTAAGGTCAAGATCAAGACAGATAGCTGTTCGTTTTGAATCTGATGATGACGCTACATATCCAGGAAACACAGACACAGGTTGGAGATTAGGTAATAATAGAATAGAAATAAAACCTAACGGAAGAAGATGAGTAAACTTCTACAAACACAACTACCTATAAGTGTAGATGGTAGTATAGACGGTAATCTATACAACAGATTAGTTCGTATTCTTGAAATTAACTTAGGTCAATTTGACCCAGACAATACTCGTCAAATAACAAGTCAAGAGAAATTAAAAAATAAATTTAATCAAGGGGCAATAGTATTTGACACAACTTTAGATAAATTACAGGTTTATGATGGAAATAAATGGTTAAATATTGATACAACCGATACTTCTTCTTTTAGTGGTCCGCCAGAAAATGGTTTATCGGCTCAAGCAAGTTTAGGTATAGTATCAGTATTGACGAAGGGAGCAACCAGTATTCACTTGTGACAAAAGAGAAAAGATGTCCTTACTGTAATAAATTTACTGATAGGTGGCATAATAATAAACCCCAAGCATGTGGTGCTTGTTTACAAAAAGCTAAAAAACTACATATATCTAGTTCTAGATATAGGTTTATGAAAAATTTGCTCATACAACTAAGATATTCGAGAGAAAAACAAGGACATACATTTACGCTTATACCAGAAGACTTATATGAGCTTTGGGACGAGCAGGAGGGTAGATGTGCTCTATCTGGTATACCTATGACTTTTAATAAAAATGACGGTGGAGAGGACACAAACGTCTCTATAGATAGGATAAAACCGAAAGGTTTATATGTAAGAAAGAATATACAACTAGTTGCAAAAAGAGTAAACTTACTCAAGCATACCCTAGAAGAGAATGAATTAATCGACTGGGTAGATAAGATTTATGGTCATAAGATATTAAATAAATAATATGATAGGTCAAGTAATTGAAGTAGCAGATAAAGTATTAGGTAAATTCATACCTGATAAAAATCTAAAAATGAAGCTACAGAAAGAGATGACTATGGCGTTTCATGACGCTAATCTTGCACAAATACAATTAAATAAACAAGAAGCTGCACATAAAAACATATTTGTAGCTGGTTGGCGACCATTTGTAGGATGGACTTGTGGTATAGCTTTAGCTTATCATTTTATTTTATCACCAATAATAGAGACAATACTTATAGCTTCTGGTCTAAAAATAGACCTTCCGAGCTTTGAGTTTTCACAATTATCTAGTATACTTATGGGTATGCTCGGATTAGGTGGTCTTAGAACTTATGAGAAAATGAAAGGGGTCTCAAGAGAGAAATGAGTTTTTTAGAAAAATTACCTGTTATGGGACAAGTCCAAAGTGGCATAATGCAACTTGGTGGAATATCTAATCTTTTAAATAAAGGTCAAATGGGTTTATTGAAAGATATTCCTCTTTCGCCACTCATGGGAGATGATATGACAGGACAGTTGTCTGCTGTATTACCTGACAGTATTATGGGTGTAGCACCAGTAATGGAAATGGGTCAGCCAGATTTAGAAAAAATATTGGCTGATCAAGGCAGGTATGGTGATCAAATTATAGGGCATTTAGCTCCAGGAGAAATCGTAATACCTAAAAAATTGGCACAAGACCCAGAGCTTTTAAAGACTCTACAAGAAGTGTACAATAAATTCGGTGTTGATATGAATCAATACACCGTAGGCAACGAAGCAAACTCAATCAACCCTAACACAGGAATTATGGAGTTTGGTTTTTTAAGTGATTTATGGAAAGGTATTAAGAAAAATGCTCCGACTATCGGACACATAGTGGGTTTTGCTTTTGGTGGACCTATAGGTGCTACCATCGGTGGAGCTGTGGGTGGTATGGTAAAAGAAGGCGATATAGGGTATGCTGCAAAACAGGCAGCAACAGGTTTTCAATTAGGTAATATGGCAGCAGGTGCAGGGCTACAAGGTGGTACATTTGGTGGTGGTATAGGTAGTGCTGGTTTAGGAATAGGAGAAGCTGGTGCTAGTAATATGTACGCAGGTAAAATGGGTGGTATAGGAGATTTTTATCAAAACTTAGGGGCTAATGCAAGCGATGTGTTTACAGGTGGTAGTGCTGGTACACCTATAGAAGAATCTTTTAAAGATTTAAGTATGTTTGAAAAAGGTGCAGCAGGTCTTATGGGAGTAAGCTCATTGGGAGCATTTGAAGACCCACCGAAACCTGAACGTGAAGAATCGACTATAATACAAAACCCACAAATAATCGATTACATGAATCAAGGCATGGGTACAGGTCAGGCTGGATCATTAGCAGGATACCTTTCTGGTCCAGAAAGAGCAAAAGCAGTGGTATACCAAACCCCAGGATTAGTACCTACCGACACAGGAATAGAAAATTCAGCGTTATTGAATTATTTAGAATCT